AGTCAATGCTATGGGGCTACGCCGCGAGGCGTTCCCCGCCGACCAGCTTGAACGGTATGGGGACTACTGCAAGAACGATGTGACTCTGACATGGAAGCTGTTCAATGCGATGAGCAAAGACTTCCCGCCGACTGAGTTGCGACTCATTGACCTGACCATCAAGATGTTCACCGAGCCGGTGTTGCAGTTGGATAGGGTGATATTGGAAGAGCACTTGGAGGAAGTGAAAATAAAAAAAGAACACATACGAGGGCTCTACGACAAAGACGTTCTAATGAGCAACCCGAAATTTGCTCAGGCACTACAAGACTATGGTGTAAACCCACCAATGAAGAAGAGCCCTACCACGGGCAAGCAGACGTATGCGTTTTCCAAGACCGACGAGGAGTTCAAGGCATTGCTTGAGCACTCAAGCCTCATCGTGCAATCTCTAGTAGCTGCGCGGCTAGGTACAAAGTCCACCATCGAAGAGACTCGCACCGAGCGGTTCATTGGGATTGCCAATCGGGGGGCGTTACCTGTACCCCTACGCTACTACGCAGCACACACTGGGCGTTGGGGTGGCGACGACAAGGTGAACCTACAGAACCTACCACGCAAGTCCAAGTTGAAACAAGCCATCATTGCCCCCGAGGGCTACGTGATACTGGACTCAGACTCTTCGCAGATTGAGGCGCGGACGTTGGCATGGCTGGCTGGGCAGAACGACCTAGTGCAAGCGTTTGATAACGGCGAGGACGTGTACAAAATAATGGCCTCGGCCATCTACGTCAAGCCTGAAGCTGAGATTAGCAAAGACGAGCGGTTCGTGGGTAAGACCACCATCCTTGGTGCAGGGTACGGCATGGGCGCGGCTAAGTTCCAAGCCCAACTTAAGAACTTTGGTGTTGAAATTTCCTTGGATGAAGCCAAGCGCATCATCGACACGTACCGCCTGACATACCCGCAGATTGTGGAGCTATGGAAAGACGCGGGGACTGCACTCAAGGCAATACTACAGAAGCAGCAAACGTCCCTTGGACGCGGTGGTCTTCTATCCGTTCAGGGTGAGGATGGCATCGTCCTGCCGAATGGCTTGCGCTTGAAGTACCCCAACCTGCGTCTTTCCATAGACGCTGAGAGCTACAAGACCGAAATCGTCTACGACACCAAGAAGGGCAAGGCCACTATTCCCAACCGCATCTACGGCGGCAAGGTGATTGAGAACGTGTGCCAAGCCCTAGCCCGTATCATCATCGGAGAGCAGATGCTGATGATTGCTAAGAAGTACCGTGTGGTGATGACCGTCCATGACGCCATTGCCATCATCGTGCCCGAAGCCGAGGCTGAAGTTGCTAAAGAGTACGTTGAACTATGTATGCGCCTACGTCCCCAGTGGGCGCTTGAATTACCTTTGAACTGTGAGGCTGGATATGGAAAAAGCTATGGCGACTGCTGAGATTGTTGATTACGCGAAACCCTGTATGGATGCAGAGAAGGCACTGAAGGACGCACACAACGCTGTGCTGGAGAACAACTTTGATGCGGCTTTGGCGAAGACTATGGATGCGCTAGTAAGTGTGCGGTTGATGCAGGGCGCACTGCGGTACATGAAGGAACAAAATGAAAAAACCGTATGAGCATAAAGCCCCGCTCATCCGCAAATTGCTAAGAGCAAACATAGATGGGCTAACAGCGCGGACCATAAGCCTGCGTTTGGGAGCGGACGAACGCCATATCTACAGGGTGCTGAACAAAATGCCCGACGCATACATTGCGAGTTGGATTGAAGGTAAGTACGTAACTGCAAAGTGGTGTGTGGCGTATGTCCCTCCCCACTGCCCAGCCCCACTAAAGAAAGACAAAACAAAGCGAGTACGAGCAAAATGAGCCAAATTAAAGCAATCGAAACTTTTTACAAGGGCTACCACTTCCGGTCACGTTTGGAAGCGAGATGGGCTGTGTTCTTTGAAACCCTTGGTATACCGTGGAAGTACGAAGTTGAAGGGTTTGAAAGAGAAGTCGACGACTATGTAGATAGAACAACCGATGAGTGTGTGTCAAAAACAATGAGGTACCTACCTGACTTCTTTTTGCCCAACCGTTGGGGTGGTGGGGGTGTTTATGTAGAGGTCAAAGGCGATGTAAATGCTTTGGAAAAAAATTGGTATCACCACGCACAAATGCATGACTACGGAGGCATACTGCCTAATTTTCAGGATTCGCTGGGCAAAAGCGATGCAGGTTTGCTGCTGCTATCTGATATACCCGAGGCATCACCAGCAAAGATTAATTTTCATCCAATCCTCCAACATCTAAAGGGGTTGGTAAAGAGCTACGCGTTCTTTAGCCCAACCGGTGTATCTGTGGTTAAAGATTCCCCGCTTGCTAAGCTGTTAGGTGTAGAGCCTGTGTTCTGTTTGGATAGCAGTGGAGAAGATTGGGTTATCGACGCGCAACAAGCATCCACATATAGGTATTACCCGCAAGTAGTAGACGCATACGCCGCCGCCCGAGCCGCAAGATTTGAACACGGACAACAAGGAACAAAATGAAACCCATTGTCTGGTCATTCAGCAGCTTAAAGACGTTCCAACAATGTCCGAGGAAGTACTACCACACCAAGATAGCCAAGGACGTTGTTGAGCCCGACACGCAAGCTACGCTGTATGGCAAGACCGCCCACACGGTGGCTGAGGAATACATCCGCGATGATGTGCCAGTTCCCCCCGCTTTTGAGTACATGAAACCCACGTTAGACGTGCTGAAAAGCATTGAAGGAGAAAAGTTATGCGAGGTGAAGTTGGGGCTGACCAAAGACCTAGAGGCATGCGACTTCGATGCGCCGAATGTATGGTGGCGTGGGATAGCCGATTTGGTCATCATCAATCGGGAAAAGGGGATAGCCTACTCTTTGGACTACAAGACAAGCAAGAGTGCGAGGTATGCGGATGTGAAGCAACTGGACATCGTAGCCTGTGGCCTGTTTGCCAAGTTCCCGGAGGTGCAGAAGGTGAAGTCCGGCCTTGTCTTCGTGGTAAGCAAGGAGTTTGTACGGACTGTGCACCATAGAGAAATGCGGGACAAGTACCTAGAGAAGCCAGCACAAGACGTTGCCCGTATCGAGGCAGCGGTAGAGAACGGAGTGTGGAACCCCATCAGTGGCCCGCTGTGTAAGTTCTGTGCAGTAAAGTCATGTGAGCACAACAGGAGTTAATCATGCCCTACGTAAACAAACCCCGACCCTACAAAAAGGAATACCAGCAGCAGCTTGACCGAGGCGAAGAGAAGCCTCGCCTTGAACGCCAACGTGCCCGCACCGAGATGGACAAGAAGGGTGTTGACCGAGCCGGTAAAGACATCGACCATGCAATCCCCCTATCTAAAGGGGGCACAAACGCTGCGGGAAATCTGAAGTTGAAAAGCCCAAGTGCCAACCGCTCTTTCTCCCGCAACTCAGACCACACGGTCAAAGTCAATAAGCCCAAAAAATGAACCTATCAGAGTATGAGTGGCCCCGTCCACACGGGTTCACCCCGTTCGCGCATCAGAAGTTAACAGCCGAGTTCCTATTAGCAAACCCCAAAGCCTTTTGCTTCAACGAGCAGGGTACAGGTAAGACAGCATCAGTGATTTGGGCCGTGGACTACCTCATGCAGGTTGGTCTGGTGAAACGAGTATTGGTGGTGTGCCCCCTGTCCATCATGAAGTCGGCGTGGCAGGGGGACCTATTTAAGTTCGCTATCCACCGCACGGTTTCGATAGCCTACGGTAGCGCAGACAAGCGCAAAGAAATCATCAGGGGCAATGCGGAATTTGTCATCATCAACTTCGATGGGGTCGGCATCGTCAAGAAGGAAATCCTTGAAGGCGGCTTTGACCTGATTGTGGTGGACGAAGCATCCGCATACAAAAACGCACAGACGACACGCTGGAAAATTATGCGTGACCTGAACAAAACCATTAAGGGCCTGTGGATGCTGACGGGTACACCCGCTGCGCAGTCTCCTGTGGATGCCTACGGACTAGCTAAGTTGGTCAACCCCAAGGCTGTATCGCCGTTCTTTGGGCAGTTCAAGGACACGGTGATGACCAAGGTGAGCATGTACCGCTGGGTTCCTAAGCCCAACGCCAAAGACATCGTGCACAAGATTCTTCAGCCCGCTATCCGGTTTGAGAAGAAGCAGTGTCTTGACCTACCTCCGGTTGTTTTTGCCGAGCGGGATGTGCGGATGTCGCCACAACAGCTTAAGTACTACAACACCCTGAAGAAGCAGATGCTTATCGAAGCCGACGGGGAAGAAGTGAGCGCGGTCAACGCTGCGGTACAGATAAGCAAGCTACTGCAAATAGCGGGCGGTGCGGTGTACACCGACAAGGGTGAAGTCATCGAGTTCGATGTGAGCAGTCGGTTGAACGTGGTGCAGGAAGTCATCGAAGAGTCGAGCCACAAGGTGCTGGTGTTTGTGCCCTTTACGCACACCATAGAACTGCTGGAGAAGCACCTAACCAAGAACGGCATAACGTGTGAAGTCATCAACGGAAGCGTCAGTGTAAACAACCGCTCCGACATCGTTAAGCGGTTCCAAGAGCAGCCCACAACCAAGGTGTTGCTCATCCAGCCCCAAGCCGCATCTCACGGGTTAACCCTAACGGCGGCGAACACAATCGTCTGGTACGCTCCTTGTACCAGCGTGGAAACCTACCTGCAAGCTAACGCGCGTATCGACCGTCCCGGTCAGGTCAACAACATGACTGTAGTGCACATCACAGGCAGTCCAGTTGAGGCCAAGATATACCGCATGCTGCAAGGCAACATCGAAAACCACAGCAAAATCATAGACTTATACCGACAAGAAATTTCTTCAGAAACTCGTTGACAATGTCAAAAGTTATGGTATAGTTCTCCTCCCATTAACCACTGGAGCAAACAATGGACGAAGCAGTTCAGGGGGAATCAGCCCCCGTTGACATGGACAAGCTAGCTGCCGTGTACATCAAAATACGCGACAAGCGGGCTACGGCCAAGAGAGAGTTCGACGAGAAAGACAAAGAGCTCGAAGAGCAGATGCAGTTAATCGCAGATGAGATGCTTGAAGCATGCAAGCGCATCGGAGCCGACAGCATTAAAACCCCACACGGCACAATCATGCGTTCAGTTAAGTCACGGTACTGGACAAACGATTGGGATTCTATGTACACGTTCATCGAAGAACAGGGTGCATTTGCCTTACTGGAGAAACGACTTCATCAGACAAACATGAAGGACTTCCTTGCAGAGAATCCAGACCTGTATCCCGTTGGTCTCAACGTGGAGAATTCTTACACCGTGGTAGTTAGACGTTCAAAGGAAAACTGAAATGAGCAACATTGCTTTACTAAACCAAGACCTCCCCGACTTCCTGCAAACCGCTGGGGTCAGTGAGCTTACAAAGCAACTCGCTGGTCGTACCGGCGTTAAGCGCATCGTGCCGAAAAACGGCATCTTCCGCAAGGTAGTCGGCGGCGAAGAGATGGGTAAGGTCAAGGGTGACCTCAATGTCATCGTGGTAAACGCATCCCCCAAAGTCGGGCGTATCTTCTACGCTAAGCAATGGAGTGCTGATGCCGAGCCGACTGCACCTGACTGCTTCTCCAACGATGGCATTGCGCCTGATGAAGGTTCAGCAAACCCCCAAGCTGACCGTTGCGATGGATGCCAGCAGAACATCAAGGGTTCGGGCATGGGCAACTCCAAGGCATGCCGCTACACGCGCCGTATTGCTGTGACGCTGGAAGAAGACTTTGGTACTTCGCTTGAGGGTGAGGTCTATCAGATGAACTTGGCTTCCAAGTCGCTGTTCGGTGATAGCGTGGGTGACAACACCCATCCGTTTGAGAGCTACACCAAGTACCTTGCTAACAACGGCAAGAGCTTGGACTACGTGGTTACACAGCTTAGCTTCAACGAGGACAACGACAATCAGTCGATTCTGTTCACCCCTGCGCGGTTCATCAACAAGCATGAGCACGGTGTCACAAGTAAGGTAGCTGCACTCCCCAATGTGCAGAAGATGGTCACCATGACCCCATACCAAGCCGACGCATCGGGCCGTGCACCAAAACTGGAAGCGCCAGTGCGTGTGGCTGAAGTGCCAGCCGCTAAAGCCAAGGCTGAGGATGAGGATGAACCTGCTTTCGAGGAACCGAAGAAGCGCGAGTCTAAAAAGCCCGCCGAGGTCGTTGTTACAGCCAAGAAGAGCTTGGATTCTGTAGTGGCGGCTTGGACTGACGAGGAATAAAGCATGAGTTATGGTTACAGCCAAAGATTAGTGGACGCCAACAAAGAGGCCGACGCTAAATCTTTGGGCGTAACCTTGGGTCGCCTATGTATCAAGCATGGGGTGCCTGTTAGTGAGGTAGCGAGATACCTGAACGTAAGTCGGATGACGGTTTACAACTGGTTTTGGGGGGTAACTACCCCCACCGCTTCCATGAATAACAGCCTCTTTAGTTACATAGAAAAGCTCAAGAAGCGCAAATAGTACATGTCCAACTTCGACTTGCTGGATGCGGTTCTTCCCGTAGGGGGAAGGTACTGCGTGTTGGGGATTGGTAGGTACGTAGACCAGCAATTTGCAGACACACGAGAAGAGGTTGACAAGTTAGTTGAGAAGTTTGTAGAGCGCAAAGTTGATGTGTATTTTGGGTGCGCCAAGTACGGCCCCCTGAACAACCGCACACACGAGAACGCCACTTACTTCCGCGCACTGTGGATGGATATTGACTGCGGCCCCACGAAAGCCGAGCCCGATGAAAAGGGCAGGGTCAAGGGTTACATCGACCAGCAAACTGGGCTTGTTGAGTTTCAGAAGTTCTGCAAGGTTGTCGGCCTACCAAGGCCAATCCTAGTGAGTTCCGGTTACGGGATTCATGCCTACTGGCTGCTTGAAGAAACGGTGTCCCGCGCAGAGTGGGAGCCGCTATCGGGTCGGCTACGTGAGTTGTGTGTAGAGAAGGGTCTCATCGTTGATTCGTCGGTGTTTGAAGCATCACGAGTCCTACGTATCCCCGGCACATACAACTTCAAGAACGAAGAGCCAATGCCTGTAGAGGTGTTGAACTCCGATACTGTGCGCATCCCGTATGCGCAGATGAAAGAGTTGTTGGGTGCGCCTGACCCCAAGCCTGAGAAGCCTGACTTCATCCCAAGCTCTATGAGCCCGATGATGGAAGCGTTGATGGCAAACAAGGTCAAGCGGTTCAAAACCATCATGATGAAGTCGGCCAAGGGCGAAGGCTGCAACCAACTGATTCATTGCTTTGAGAACCAAGCAACCCTTGAGGAACCTTTGTGGCGCTCAGCTTTGTCGATTGCTGCTTTCTGTGTAGACAAAGACAGCGCGGCTAAGAAGATGTCGGACCAATATCCCGGCTACGACCCTGACGAGGTTGAAGTCAAGGTACACAATCTGCTGACCAAGGGCGGGCCGCACCACTGCACTACGTTTGAGAAACAGAACCCCGGCGGGTGCGACGGCTGTGTGCACAAGGGCAAGATTAAATCCCCGATTGTGCTGGGGACAGAGATAGAGGAAGCCGACGATGAAGACAATGAAGTGGTTGTTGAGGTTGAAGCAGGTAAGCAGGTAACCGTAAACATACCTGAGTATCCGTTCCCATTTTTTCGTGGGAAAAACGGCGGTGTCTATAGACGCGCCGACGATGAAGAAGCAGACCCTTTGCTGGTCTATGAACATGATTTTTACGTGGTTAAACGCATGCGCGACCCTCAAGCGGGCGAAGTCATATTGTTTAGGCTGCACCTGCCACACGATGGCATCAGAGAATTTTCCATATCCACCGCAGCTATATCGTCCAAAGACGAGTTGCGCAAAGCACTGGCCCAGCAAGGAGTCATGGCCCACCACAAGCAGTACGAGAACCTAGCTGTTTACGTGGTGACTTTTGTTAAAAACATGCAGTACACAAAGAAAGCGGACATTATGAGAACACAATTTGGATGGGTAGAGAACGATAGCAAGTTCATCATGGGCGACAAGGAGATTACCAAGGACGGTACGTACTACAGCCCACCGTCAGAGGCAACGGAATTCTTCGCCGAGAAGATTCACACCAAGGGCACTATGGAGAAGTGGAAGGAAGTGTTCAACCTGTACGCCCTGCCGGGGATGGAGCCGCATGCATTTGCTGCCCTCACTGCGTTCGGTTCGCCGCTGATGAAGTTCACGGGCTTGGATGGGGCAATCATCAACGTCATCTATGAGATGGCAGGGTCGGGGAAGTCCACCATCTTGCGTATGTGCAACAGCGTGTATGGCCAACCCAAAGAACTGATGGCGATTGAGAAGGACACATTGAACGCCAAGATGCAGCAGCTTGGGGTGATGAACAACCTGCCCAACACCATCGACGAGATTACCAACATGACGAGCGCGGAGTTCTCCGACTTGGCCTACGGCATCAGTCACGGACGGGGCAAGAACCGCATGCGGGGCAATGTCAACGGTCTGCGTCTCAACAACACCTCATGGAATAACATGACCTTGGCCTCGGCTAATTGCAGCTTCTACGAGAAGCTGGGTGAGTTGAAGAACACCCCGGACGGTGAGTCTGTGCGTCTGCTGGAGTACAAGATTGAGCCCAACGACGTAATCGGCGTAGCCCTCGGCAAGCAGATGTTTGACCACCAACTGAACGAGAACTACGGGCATGCTGGTGAAATCTACCTCAGCTTCTTGGTCAACAACCTTGAGTACTGCCAAGACCTCGTGCGCAAAGTACAGGCCCGCATCGACAAGGAAGTCCAGTTCACTTCACGGGAACGCTTTTGGTCTGCGCAGTCGGCATGCAACATTGCCGGTGGTCTGATTGCCAAGGAGTTAGGGCTGCACGATTACCACATGGGCAACGTCTACGCTTGGTTGAAGGGTATGCTGGGCGAGATGCGCGTAGATGTAAAGCCTCCTAGCCTGTCCCCCATCTCTACGCTGGGTGAGTTTATCAACGGGCACATCTACAACACGCTGGTGGTCAACGGTGAGGTCGATTCCCGAAGCAACCTGTCGGCGCTGCCGACTCTGGAGCCACGAGGGGAACTGCTCATACGCTACGAACCGGACACCAAGCACCTCTACATCTCGGCCAAGCAGTTCAAAGCTTTTTGCGTCAAGCAGCAGACGGGCTACAAAGAACTACTGAGGAAGCTGACCGACCTAGGGATTTTTCTAGAGGCTACCAACAAGCGCATGTCCAAGGGCATGAAGATTGTGTCCCCTGCTGTGCGCGTCTTGAAGTTCGACACTTCCGCCGACGAGACCCTACGGGTAGAAGCCATACTGGGCACAGATGAAAATCGAGACAGTAGCGTACAGAATTGACTGGTCCAAGTTCCGCAAGGGCTATTCATTTTTCATCCCCTGCATTGACCACAAGTCGGCGCGGGCCACGTTAGCCGTAGTCACAAAACGGCTGAAGATAACCACCATAACCAAGGTGGTTATCGTGGATGGGGTGAAGGGCTTGCGGGTCTGGAGAACTTGAGCTACACTGGTAGCGTTTGCTCCTCCTTGGAAGTGGTACTTCCCTTACCCCCGGCTGAACACCGGGGGTTTTTTATTTCTTGCGCCCCTCTTCCTCGGCCTTATCGGCAGCGAGTCTAGACGGAGTAGTGAACTCATCGTACGTTTCTTTCTTGTCTATGGGTAGCCCATGCCAAGACTGAGCGCGCTGCTTACGCCGAGTGGACAACGAGTCCTTTAAGTTTTCTAGCGTTATGCGTTGTTCCGGGTGCAAAGCGTTGAACTTTTCCATCTCTTCAAAATATTTTTCGTACGCATCTGCGTCTTCATTGCGGTCGGCGCGGTCTAACTTGTTAAGGATTTGCTGCCGCTGGTTAAGCACCTTTCGCTTCATACCCGTTGTGGTGAAGTTGACATACTGCGTATTTGCTAGTATGTCGGACCGGAAACCAACCGCTTGCGCAATGAGTAGGCCGGTACCAAACGCATCCTTGCTTAGTACCTCGTTGCCCTGGTTATCTTGCGCGCCTTTGGTGGCCAACTCGTGGGCGGTTATGAAATTACGGAATCCAGCGGGGGCCCACTTCTTTGCCGCCTTGGTGTAGTCCCCCTGCGAGGCTGCATCAAAACCGTCGGCCATAGATAAAAGCATGTTTGCTGAGGGGCCTGCATGTTCTAGGGCAAAAGCAGTCGCGCTTTCTCGTAATGTGGCTGTTTCTTTGCCGTCGCGCATAAACAAGTTGCCCCAGCCTGTACGCCCCGCGATGTCTAACCCAGTAACAGCATTTGCTACCCCCCGCTCAGCCACACGAGCGAACCCACCAAGCATTTCGGGTAACCATTTTTGGGTAAACCAAAATTGGAAATTTGTGGCTTTCATGTCTTCGGGCAAATCCTCGTCTTGCATCTCTTTCCACGCAGCGCCGAGCATTCCCATAACAAGGCTGAACCCCGGTATTCCCACCGCGCCAGCAAGTATGTACGTAGTGCCAAGTGCTCCGAAGAATGCACGGGCCGCATCCGCCCGATCTTTGCTGTTCATGGGGGCGACCATGGTCTTGAAGTTGGTTATCAGGAACGCCGTGGTATGTAGCGGGTACATCATGAATTGCGTAAGCACTTTGCCGCCGAGCCCGTTCATAAACGCGGGCCGGTTGTACTCCCCGTAATTACCTAGGGCTGCGTTAGTATCAAGAACCGCTCGGTCTACCGCACGACTGAAATCTCCATGTTCTTTCATGTTGAGATTGAAGGAAGCCATAAACATGGCCTCACGAGACAGACGCTCTGTTGTGTTCATCAAACCACCAAACACCAGCGCATCCACAATATTCCTAACCGTTTTTTCTCCCGGTGAGCGAAGCTTGTCAGTGGGGGTAGCCTTGTAGTTAAAAACCGCGCCTGCTTGCGTGGGGGTGAACAAGTCCATGCTCATAGCAGCTTTATATGCCCGACGTTGCTGGGAAGTTAGCCCCTTTGCGTACTCCATTGATGGCGCAACCCAAGACTTCGTTCCGTCGGCGTTGGTTTTATAAACACCAACTTGGTTCCACACTTTCAACATGCTTGCAATTTCCTTGGATGCGTTAAACGCACCATAGCGGGCTAGTATGGGTAATCCGGTTTGAAAGATGCTCAAAGGTTGCAACAGTGCAGACGACGCGCCGCTCAAGTAGTAGATGAACGAAGCCTTGTTCAATGCGTTAACAGCAGCCGCAGCATTTGATTTCTCTGGGGGGGTCAGTGCGGCGTCTACACGTTCTTTCATTTCGTTCACAAAAGGCTCGAACTCCAATCGCCCCTGAATAGAGTCTTCCGCTGCCGACAGCGCATTTCGCAGCATGGGGGAGTACTTGATGCGTGCCAACTGGGTTGCCATTTTGGTCGTTGTATGCGCTACGTTACGCAGCACGTCTACACGGAAACCAGCCACGCCCTTACGGTGGATGAACTGCTTACGGAAAGCTTGGTCCGGCATGGTCTCTAGGAACGCTTGGTAAATAGCATCCTTTAATTCACCGTTTGCCTCTGGGCTACCCAAGTCCGTGTTGTCGATGGCATTGAACACATCGGTGAGCATTTTGTTGCTTCCTTGGGAATACGGTTTTTCACGCAATGCCCGGATGTTGTTACCCATGTCAAAGGTGCCGTCTGCTACAAGTTCGCCCAGCTTGTCGTCAATACGTTTATTCCACTGGGCTTCAGTTTCATTAGCCCCACGCAGTAGCTGGTCGGCGGCAAACTCCCGTGCCGCATTGTCCCGCTCTGCTGCGGTCTCGGCCATAAAGAATGTACGGGTAGACCCAGACCCCATAGACAACCAGAAATCACCTTCACGCACAAGGGGGAAGTACGGATTGATTTTGCCACCTTGCTCAAACACCGCCCTGATTTTCTTCATCAAGTTGGCTTGGTCAACAAGGTTTGACGTAGAACTAGCTACTTGGTCGTCCAGTAGTTTGGACAGATACTTGGACAGCCCGTCAAAATGGTCACGAATGCGCTTGTACACACGTTGTCCCTCGGGGCCAAGCTCACGCCACAGTGTGTCTAATTTCTCGCTACGCTCGGCGGTATCAAGAGTACCGGGGTCTACTTCAGCAAGGGTAGCTACAGAGGTAATTTTGTCTAGCTTGTCCCGCAGCGTCGGGTCTTCGAGGAAAGCTCGCTCAACTTCATTAGTTAGTTCGCCAGCAGACTTAAGCAGGTTGTTAGTCATGCCCGCCATTCTTTGCATTAGCTTGTACGTAGCTTTAAGCTGAGGGACTTCTTTCTCAACCCAATCGACCAAGAAAGATGTGGGGGGCAGTTTCACCATCAGCCTGCGTTGCGCAGCCGTGGCTCGGTTCCACATTTGGCGCACCAGCGGAAATACCTTGCGGGGGTCTTGCATCATCTGTGCTGCGGACACACCCTTAGCAGCCGCCTGAGCTTTAGCCGACTCCTCAAACTTGAACTCGGCCTTCTTTACCGCAAGGTCAACTTCCCTCTGGCTGCGCACAGCATTAGTGGTTTCCTCTTCAGAAACGTCAAAGTCTGCATCACCGTCTTCTTCGGTACGGCTAAAGCGGATGTCGTCGTTGGTTAGGCTGTACTCGCCGTTGTTGCCAATGGCAGACTTGATTTGATTGGGTTTGAAGACAACAAAATTCCCCATTTCGTCAATGATGCCATCGTGCCCACCATTTTTAGCGCGGGCCATCATTGCATTAACTTCAGCAACATCTGTCAACTCTGTCGTGAAAACGCGCAATGGGTTCTTGATTGAAAGGTAAACTGGGTAGACAGACGGCCCAGTTTCGTCGCCGCTGCGGGCCATTGCGTTGGCGTAGCGTTGAGTTTCTGAAAAATACATCCCAGCGCGGGCTGAATTAAACGTATCTCTCGTCCCGCTTTTTGTTGGGTCAAATACCGAAAATCCGCCATAAGGTGTCCCGTGGTATACCACTAGCGGCTCGCCATTTTCATCGACTACCTTGCTACCGCCAAACCAATTTAAGAACGCATCAGTAGCGCGACTGAAACTTGTATCACCACCCACCATACGATTGACGCGCGCACCTTCCACGAAGTTGCGAGCGGGGAGGATGTAGTTGGCAATTAGGTCGTCGTTGTTCAGCTTTAGGTCAATACCAATAGCCCGTAGTGCCCGACGCACAGCCGCAATAGCTCGTTGCACGATACCCATATTAGGTTTGGTAGCCGCCAGATTTGCCAGCACTTCTTCCGCAGCCTCGGCTACATCCTTGGGGTTGCTGAAGTCAAGGCCATACTTTTCTTTCAGAGCCTGCATCTCTTTCGGAAAGTCCCGTGCAACCTGCTCCAGTATGGGCTTCAACCCCTTACCAAAGACTCCGCGCAGGCCGTAGTGTCCGAGTGCTTCATGTAGCAATGTCTCTACAACATCTTTCGTACTGGTCATCTGGTCGGCAAAGATGTACACCTTGCCTCTGTGGAACACACCAGCGGGTATGCCTGTAGCCCCACGCGCTACGGCTTTACGGTCAGCCTCTTGCAACTCAGTCGGCACAGCCGGGTCGTTGATGCTCTCTGCTACCACTATTTCGGGCGCGTTTTTCCAACGTGCTTTGATAGCCTCAATGATTGCCGTGACCTTGGCCATACCAATGGAAGGCCGTGGCTTCTTACCCTGACGCAAGAACCTAGGTTTGCTAGCCTGTGCAACGACGAAGTTGTAGGCCATCTCCAACCCAGCTTCATGGGCTTCTGATTCAGGGTCTTTGGCCGACTCGGTAATGGTGTCCAAGTGGCGCTTTGCATCTTTGCGGATACCCGGAGCAAACCGGGGCGAGTCGATGATTTCCTGAAGTGCACCGGCAATTTGCTTTTCAATGGGTGCAGTATCTACATCACCCGCACGGGCTTTGGCTGCTTCATCGCGTTCAGCAGCTTCGGCTGCGGCTATCTCTTCTGCCGTGGCTTTCTCTTCCTTAGCGATGCGGTCTTCCTCAGCCTTGCGCTTCTTCTCTTCTTTTTCAAAATCCGCAACCTTTTTACGGTCAGCTTTCTCTGCTGCTTTCTCCGCAGCAATTTGTTCCCCTATGGACGGGCCGGTAGCTTTTGTGGGGAAAGCAGGTTTTTTAGCCCCAATGTAGCCCGCATAGCCCGGCTCTTCGGGTGTTTCTGGCTCAATAGCAATGTCGGCCTTGGGTTCTTCCACGGCTTTAGGCTTGCGCTGACGCTTGGGCTTTTCAGCCTTGGGCGGTTCCGCAGGGGCGGGCTCTTCGGCCTTAGCTTTTTCTTCCGCAGCTTTGGCTTCAGCGTCAGCCTTGGCTTTTTTTTCCGCAGCTTGGTCTGCCTCTTGTTCCGCTTCTTCTGTAAGCTCGTCAACGCGCTCGTCTATTGCATCGTCTCTAGCGGTTTCAAGCTGGTCACGCATTATGTCGAGCACGTCATCAGCAGTCTGCTCACGGTCACTCAAAGCTTCTTGGATGTCGCTGATGTCGTCGAGTACGCCGTTTTTTTCCAGCTTAAACATGAAGGGGCGTAGCTGTGCCTTGGTCTCAACCCGGTCACCGTCTTCAATGCGGCGCAGTGCCTCACCAATAGGTCCAGCGTCTATTTCAGCTTCAGCCTTTTCCCGAAGAGCTTGTTCTTGCTCCTCGTCTTTTTCTCTCTCAGCCCTTGCGTCGGCCTTGGCTTTTGCTTCGGCATCGGCCTTGGCTTTTTCACTGATGCGCAAGCTGTTGGCTTCTACGTTAGCTTTGGCTCTTGCCTCAAATTTTTCTTCAGCGGTAGGTTTTTTTGTTTCAACTACCGGAGCAGGCCCCTCAACCGCAGGGGTTTCCGCAGGGGTTTCCGCAGCGGCTTTTCGTTTGTCAATTTCAGCTTTTACAAGGTCCCACTCAGCATCTTTCAGCATGGCATTTGTATACTGAATCCCAAGCTGCTCGTCGGTCATTTCCGCGACTTGCTGCTGGTCGAGTCTTCTCCTTGGGGCTTCTTCCGCTACCGGAGCAGAGGCAAGCTTCTCGGTGAGTTGGCGCTTGAGTTGGCCGAGTTCATCCAAACGCGTACGCTTAGTCGTACCCTTTTTAGGGAAACGTCCGTCTTTGCTGAGCAGCGTAGCTCCCTCTGTCTCAATGTCAGCAAGGTGTTTTTGTATTTCAGCCGGGTCGGTTGCAGCGGCAGCGGTGGCTACATCAACCTTGACGCCTTGGGCTACTGGGGCTGCGGGTGCTTTTTGTTCTTGCGCTTCTGCTTGCTTGGCTTCAACGGTTTCAATGCCACTTGGGGTTCCTTTGGTTCCAGTTGTTGGCGTGAGATTGCTACGCAACGCTTTAATAGTTCCAACAGGGTCAGTTCTCAGCCCAGCGTTAATTATCATTATTGCGTCTATGCTAAGCCTATCGCCAATTTCAGATTGGGTAAATTGCTCAGGGGTCAGTCTCCCTTTGTTGGCGTTTTCTTCCATTGCCCCCAACTCAAAATCAGCATCTTCCAATGAAAGCGGGTCTATGCCTTCGTAATAAGGACTTTGCAATAGGCTATATCTAAAGTCTGGAGGAGCAGAAAATCCACTTGGCCCCCCTTCTTCAGTTTCAGTTAATGCACCGGGCTGTTGTGCTTCTCCTGTAGCAGCGAGTCCAGCATCCGTTGCAGGAGGAACCACTCCATCTCGTGCAGGTGCTTCAGGTCCTGCGGCGGGTTCAGTTCCGGGCTGGCTAGCCACGCGAGTGCGTCTTCTACTTGTCGTGGGCTGAGTTCCTGTAACATCTAGTGCTCCTTGCTCTTTCGCAAGAGCATCGTTTTCAAGTTCATCTGCAATCTGTTGGGTAGCCGTAGCATACGCTTGATTGGGCTCCATACCAGCGGCGATGAGTTCTTGGGCACGGGTTTTGACGGGGGTATCTGTTGCTCCCGCCGCAATCTTACGGTTGCGCTCATCTTCCGCAGCCACTTCATCCTCGGCAATACGCGCTGCATCTGCCTCGTCCCCAATGATTTGCTCTAGCTCTTGCTTGCGTTGGGCAACGCGTTCTTGCCGAGCCTGTTGTGCCGCAGCAGGGGGTGGCGGTGGGGGGGCCTGCGAAAACAAAGGCGGCTCAAAGTCAGCGTCCTGAGTTTGGGGTGCAGGAGCTTCAGGGGTTTGGCGTCCTTGAAACGCACCGACAGCACTGCCCATACCAAAGCCACCAAGGCCCGCTTGTGCGGCAGTTGCCCCCAAGCCTTCAGTCAACCTTTGCTCAGGATTCACTGTCATGGCCGCTACGTTTTGCGTAGCTTTACCGCCAACTTCTTCAATCACTTCACTAGGAGTTGCTTTCACTCCGCCTACAACAGCTCCAGCAACACGGCCAAGCCTGCCTTTTTCTCCAGCAAGCGCACGCTCCATAGCCTGTGCACCGGGCAAGCGTTGAGTCAATAAAGAGATAATTGCCCCCGCAGCACCAGCGGTTCGGGCTTTGTTGATAGTTTCCGCTGCGGCTTGTTCCGGGCGCATGCCTTTGGCTATCAGCGCGTCATACATTTGCTTGTACGCATCAACACCTACGCTCGTACCTTGCTGTACCGCTCCAGTACCTACTGAAGCTGCCGTACCTCGTTTGACTGCCGATTTGGCAGCTTCCTTCATTGCCACCCCAAGCGCCTGTTCAGCGGCTTGTTTTGCTGCCACAGTAGTTGCTGTTTGTGCAGCAATTTGCAACGCTTTAACTTCCGCAGCTAGCCCCGGCCCCGCTCCGGGTATAAAAGCCGCAATTATGGATGGGAGAGAAGCAGGAACTTGTTCGACTAAAAAAGCACCCAACTGCATGGGGTCAGTCCCAGATTCATAAAGCTGCGTTTTGAACGCAGCCCACTGCCCACCAGTTTGTTCCGCTTCTCGAACTTTTTTCTGGGTCTCAGCCTCACGGCGTTTTAACTCCACAGACTTCAGCGTTTTCGCGTAGTCCTGCATCTCTTTGCCGACACCTTGCATTCCGGTTGTGGCAAAGTCCTTGTCCTTGATTGAACCTGTAGCCAGCCCGTACAACTGACCGGGAAACTGAGCGAGTTGCCCAAGCCCGGATATGAGACTGGCTCCTGTGTCGGTAAATGCTTCGCCTATAGTTCGCTCACCTTTTTGCGCAGAGGCAGGAGCAGCGACTGGAGCAGCGACTGGAGCAGCGACTGGAGCAGCGACTGGAGCAGCGACTGGAGCAGCGGCTTCTTCTAGGGGGACAAATCTAAATTTCTGCGTGGCTGCGGGGGCAGCAGACTTTGTAACGACCCCTGCCCGTTTAAGCTCGTTGGTGATCCCCAGCACATCTCCTCTAGCCCTTGCTGCACTTACCCCATCCCCCCTTGCTTGCGCGTCGGCTAAAGTTGCTTGGGCCTTGGTTAGTTCTGACTGAAGGATGGTGACACGTTCTGCATCTCTACCAGCTTGAATTTGAGGGGGTACTTTAGCGCTAGACGGGCTAGTAGGGGCCTCAGACTCCATCTCTGAAAGAGGGACAAATTTCATCACGGTTCCTTAATTGACAGAATACCCGATAAGCTTACCCTTAGAGTCTAGTATTTTATGCCCCTTACCCGGCACAAAATCACCTATAGAGCTACCGGGAGGCGCACCCTCCACTTGACTGATGTTGGGTTTAGCGGGGGCTTTAGCGGGGGCTTTAGCGGGGGCTTTAGCGGGGGCTTTAGCAGGAACAGCGGGGGCTTCCTCACCGAGGAAATTTTTCCGTGCTTCCTCCCCTATCGCTCTTAGCTTTGCATTAGCTGTGTCCGTATTTTTTTCTTTGTCCTCCGCAACTAATCTTCTGTACGTAGGAGTCATTTTGAACTCTGCTTGCGCCGCAGTCGCTGCTTCGCCCGCTTTAAGGGCTCGTGCTCGTCTATCTGCCTGCTCTGCAAGGTCTCGTGCTCGTGCATCTGCCTGCTCTGCAAGGTCTCGTGCTCGTGTATCTGTATCCTCTGCAATAGCTGCCCTACCCGCAACACTTTCCGTTACCCCAGCCAGACCCGGTGCTCTTAGCCTGTAGCGTTGGTCCATTATTTCCCTATCCTCTGGGGAAGCAAGTAAATACTCCATTTGCTCACTAAGTCTTGGCGGAGCCACAGGTCTAAACGTCTTTGTTTGGGCCGCTTTTATCGCGTTTGGTAGAGAGTCAAGGCCCGCTTTACGTGCTGCGGTATCCGCTCTGTATGCTTCAATCTTGTTCTTCTCAGCGTCTCGCTCGTACTCATTAGCTTCTTTGAGAAGACCCATTTTCTCCGCACGGCGAGCTTTGGACAGGTTGATGTTCATCTCGGTAAAGGCTTGGTCTGACTTACGCTTAGCAGCCAATGCAGGGGCGTACGCACCAGCAAACGCAGAACCCGCAGCACCAATACCCCGTACGGGGTCATTACCTTGGAGCATCGCACCCGCTGCTTGAAGCGCGGCTAGCCCTTTACCTTCACTCAACGCGCCCTCGTTCTCTCCGCGCATTTTGGTAAGCTGGCTTTCAATGTCGGTGTACATCTTGTCACCACCGATTGTCTCGTTCAGCTTCTGAAGCCTAGCTAGCGTTGCAGCTTCCATTTGCTCGTCAGTGCGCAGCTTCACACCGTCGCGGTTAGCGTTTGCGTCGTAATCCTTTTCGTATCTTGTCAGCAGTCGGTTATACACACTTGGGTTCCCCAGCGTGCCATATTCATCCACATCGCCGCCGTACTCATCCTCTTCACCTTCTAGTACATTCAACCCGCCGGGGGTTTGTACGAACCCCCTATCCTTAAAAGCAACTACGCCGCCTTGGGCCATGTTGTAGGCCCCGGCAAGTCCGCTTCGTTCCGAAGCACGGGTAGCTAGTTCAAGTTGCGCCGCTTGGAGTTCGGCTGCGCTGGTGGGGTTCTGGATAATTTGCTGTAGCTGCTCGTCGGTGAGCTTGTCTACCGCCGCAGTCATTTTGTCCGAGTCATTCATCGGATTGATTTCACCGCCGTCGGCGTAGCTTTTTACTTGCCCACCTTCAGCTTTACCCATAAGCTGCCCAACACCGTACGCACCCATACCCAAAGCGCCAATGGTTT